CCGAGCAAGATCCTCGCGTCGACGTGATGGCCATGGCCGACCAGACCCAACCTGCTCTAGTCACTGTGCCTAACGTCCCCATTGTCGAAGCTGGTGTCGAGTACAAGCTCAGCACTGGACTTACGACCTTCACGCCGGAAGATCTTCGTGACGCCGTTACAGCGTCAAATGAAGACCCGGCTGTGCAACAACCTCGCAACAAGATCGGTCACATCGATCCACGCTACAACAGCGCACCGTTCGACGGCACTCCCTCATTCGGGAAGTTCACAAACCTCAGGCTGTCAGAAAACGGTATGACTGTTTACGCAGACGCGGTCGGAGTGCCGAAGTGGCTGGCGGACATCATGCCTGCCGCGTATCCCTCGCGCTCGATAGAAGGCAACTGGAACGTAGAAACACAGTCCGGTCACACCTGGAAGTTCGTGATCACGGCTGTGTCGGCGCTCGGCGTCTACTGGCCGGGTGTAACTCAACTCGAGGATCTGCCTCTGTACTATGGGGCAGAGCGCCCGGACGATGTAGTCGTCGACGAGGAGGAGCAACAACTCGTCGCTGCATCACTACCCGGAGGTGACCAGATGAAAGTCAAAGCGGCGGCGAACCTCGACGACATCCGCCGCGCGTTCTACAACGAATACGTGCCCCAGAACCAAGGTGGGGGCACGGCGATGTGGTGGGTGCGAGCAGTGCTCACCGACCCGAACCAGCTTGTCGTGGAAGATGACAACGACGGACAGTTGTACCTGCTCCCGTTCTCGTCAGACACCAAGGGAAGCGTAGAGTTCGGCGAACCGGAGGCTGTACGCATCAGCTACGTTCCGGACCAAAGTAGGAAAGCAGCTGCATCGTACGTCGCAGCTGCATTGAGCGCGGACCGCGAGGTCCTCGCCAGTTGGCAATCTCGGGCGGAAAGTCGCCCGGAGACGACCGCAGGAGGCGCAATGGATCCAAAGGAGATCCGGTCGCGGCTCAACCTGCCCGAGGATGCAACCGACGAGCAGGTGCAAGACGCGATCAACGAGCTCAACCGCGCTGCGGGCATGCCCGTAGCGGGTGAGCAGGCACCAGCTGGTGCCCCGGTAGGCAACACCGTGCAGCAGGGCACGACCTCCGTGGGCACCGGTACAGCGACCAAGCCGACGCAGGAGCAGATCGAGCAGGCTGCTCGCGAGTCGGCAGGAGCAGGGTCATCGGAAGAGGAGCAGAAGCGCGCCGACGCATTGGCCGCTCTTGGCCTCCCCGAAGGCCTCGTCGTCGTGGACAAGGACACTCTGGCCGAGTTGCGCGCAGGCGCAGAGGCCGGTCGCACCGTCCACTCCGAGCTCATGAAGGACCGCCGGGAGTCTCTCGTCGCGGCAGCGATGTCGGACGGACGAATTCCCCCGGCGAGCAAGGACAAGTGGCTGAAGAATCTCGAGATGGACTTCGAGTCATTCAGCCCGGTGCTGGCCTCTCTTGAGCCGGGTCTCATTCCGGTCAAGGAGCGTGGCTCCGGTCAGAACAGCGACGCCGTCACGCAGGCGTCGGTCGAGGCTGAGACCGTCTCGTCCTGGACGGGTCAGCTGTTCCCCGAGACCCGCAGCCGGTCAAAGATGGTGGAGGAGATTCGCGCAAGCGGTGCTCACCCCGTCATCATGACCGACGCTGGCGTCGGCGAGGGTAGCTATCTCGACATGGGGGTGCTCGGTCGATGAACAACGAAGTCGTCCCCCACTTCGAGGCAGCCTACACGCAGAAGCTGACGGTGCACTACGTCGGTGCAGTCGTCGGCAAGACCTTCTGCGGTCCGCTGACGTCACCGCAGTCGGGCTTCGCAGCCCTGGCTGCGGACCCGCTGCCGGCAGGCGACGGTAGCAACCTCCAGTGCGCCGGTGCTCCGGCAGCTGGTGGGCAAGTAGGAGGAGTTGTTGGCTGGGATGTCGCAGCCGGTGCCAAGGGTCCTTGTATCCGCGGTGCAGGCACGATCCTCCCGGTCACGTCGGGAGCAGCAGTCGCCGTTGGCGATGAGCTCCAGGTGGACGCGCAGGGCCGCGTGATCACCTTCGCAGCTGGACGCAAGGTCGGCAAGGCTCATAGCGCTGCTGGCGCTGCGGGCGTTGACGTCGTCGTTGAACTCTATCCGTTCAACGCCTAATCCGAGAAGGGAGGGTAAATGGACAAAGTGCTCACACACGAGGGCGTCGGCCATTGCGTACGTTTCGACATCGCAACGCTGGAGTACCTCGTGTCGCACGACCTTGCGGATCCCGAACTCCTGCGCGAAGAGTACAGGAACATGGGATTCAAAGAGGTCGGACCCTTCTCGGCTGCTCGGTCTGCTGATGTGATGGCCGCACCCTACGCGGGTGCGATCGCCTTCCCGTTGGCACCGGGTACGTTGACGGGAACGCAGTTCTCGATCGACCTGGCCCTGGCCCAGCCGACAAGAGTCATCACACCGATGGTCGTCGACCTGTCGAGGACGCGGTTCTTCGTGGACCGCGTGTTTGCTTCGGCCGGTGGCGTCACAGGTGGGGCCGTCGTGTACGACATGGTGGCACAGAGCAGTCCGTACGCGGACCGCGACGTGCAGCGCGTCGAGCCGGGGAACGAGTTCCCGATCGTCACGTTCAGCCGTCGTGCCCCGGCGGCAGCGCAGGTGGAGAAGTGGGGCGGCAAGTTCTTCTTCACCGACGAGGCTCGGGACCGCAACGACGTGACGCAGTTCACGAACGCGATGCGGCAGCTGAGCAACACGATCGTCCGCAAGATCAATCAGCGCGGTGTTCAGATCCTAGAATCACTGATCACCGCCAACACGCGGACCGTCGTGGGCAACAACTGGTCAGCAGTCAACACGCTGACCGGCGCGGGTGGTAGCAACTACACCCTGTACCCCGCACGCGACTTCGCGAAGGCTGCCTTGCAGTCCGAGCAGGAAGAGCTCGGGATCAACTACAACCTGTGGATCATGAACCCCTACCAGCTGTTCGAGCTCCAGGGCATCTACGGCGACAAGCTGAATGCCCTGCTCACCAGCATGGGGGTCAGCATCTACGCGACCAACCGCGTCGCCGACGGCACCGCCTATGCCGTCGCCGAGGGGCAGGTCGGAGAGATGCGCGTTGAGTCTCCGCTCGCAACGGAGACCTGGCGTGATCCGAACGGGAAGCAACAGACGTGGGTGCAGTCTTCGGTGCGCCCACTGATGTACGGCAACAACCCGTTCGCTGTCCTGAAGTTCACCGGTCTACACGGTTAGGAGGAGGGATCATGGAAAAGATGATCAAGGTCCTCCTCTTCACCTACGGGCGGGAGATCGCAAACCCGCACCAGAGCGAAGGCCAGCCCGACACGATCGTTGTCGAGGGCTTGGCCCGTGTGGGCGAAGTGGTGGACATCACAAGGGACTACGATCTGCAGCGCGGCGAAGACCTGGGCGCGTTCTTCAGCGATGAAGATCGCAAGAAGGTCGAGGCCGGCACGTACAACGGCGTTGACTCGCCATCGGTCTATGCGGCTCGGTTGCAGGAGGCACGAGCCGCCATCGCACCGGCCGACGACGAGGGCATGGGCATTGAGGCAGGCGAGATGTCGGCGGAGGAGCTTGCCGACTACATCGTCGAGCACAAGTTGAACGTTCAGGACACTGTCGCACTCGCAGGCGACAGTACCGACATCGACGAGATCAACAAGGTGCTCGACGCTGAGACGCTGGCCATGCAGCAGAAGGACGCCGAGCCACGCACCGGCGTCGTCAAGGCTCTCGAAGCCAGGGCGGCAGAGGCAGGCTAGGCGTAATCGTGGGGCGACTTCGGATTACCAGGATGCGAGGACTTGGCCCGTCGTCGCCCCATCTTTTCTTCCAGCAGGAGGACAGATGGCTTACGAAGTGACAGAAGAAGGACCCGTCGGTCTTCCGGTCATGGAAGAGCGAGTTGTTCACACGATGAGCAACGGCGATCAGATCAAGGATTTCGTCGCCACGGGCGACATCGTCCGCAAGGAGCCGGGCGAGACGATCACCGAAGCCGAGTTCAAAAAGGCCAACCAGTCACCTGAGCAGATCAAGACGCTGATCGACTCGGGCGCTATCAGGGAGAAGTCATGAGCCAAAGCGCAGACGGAGCATCAACGCGCGAAGGCGGCGTCGCTCTGGTCGAGCACGATCTCATTGAGACTCTCCACTGGGAGGTCAAGTGGGCTTGTGAGAAGTGGGACCAGGACAAGGTCGACTTCGTGATGCAGAAGATGATCGATCGGTACGACAGGAGAAACATCTTCCTGCGTGACGGCATCGCTCATGTCCGGCACAACGTTGGGGGCAAAGACCTATGGCTCCCTGAGAGCGAAGGTCTGCCCTCGGACTACTTGCGGGAGTTCGGGGTAGAGCCGGACGACATCACAATCGTCTCGGGCAACCTGCTACTCAACGAAGGCATCCAGCGGCTGCTCGATCTCCTCATCGCCGCCGGTGGAACTGCCTTCAACAACGCCAACGCCTTCATCGGCGTCGGAGATACCTCCACGGCGGAGGCAG